CCGTCTGCGTCCTAAAGACGCTGTAGCAGGTCTCGGCCAATCGCTTGTCGAAGCCGGTGAGATCCCCAGTATGTTTAAAACTTCGGGCAGCGGATTGCTAAACCTAGCCAATCTCGCTGATCCGAAGTCCTGGGCGAAGCTTAAAGGCAAATCCGGTAGCTACCATTCAAAATGGAAAGCTATCGGAGGCAGCCCTCTTGGGCACCTCATGGCTCCCCGAGAAATCGGGAACCAGTTCCTGAACACAACGTTTGGATGGAAGCCCTTTGTGAAGGACGTCTCTGACACCATTAATTTGGTTCAGAACTACTATGATCACCTTCGTCGCGCTACACAGCGTAACGATAAGTATCAACAGAGGCGCTTTTCTGAGGACGAAATTCTCTCGGATGAAGTTGTCTACCGGTATTCCAAAAACAAGGGGAATCCCGGTTTTGTAACGTTTTACGCACCGGCCGTTGGTACTAGCCAGTGCCTTTCCTCGGAACTTACGGTCAGGCGACAGCGCATGACTCGTATATGGTACGAGGGTTCGTTTCGACAATACCGAGCAGAATTTGACAAGAGCGTGCCGATGCACGACCAAGTGCGTTCGGCAAAGCAGTTTCTAACTTTGGCGGGATTGAACATCTCGCCAACTCTTGTCTACAAAGTTATACCATGGACGTGGCTAGTCGATTGGGGTGTCAATGTTGGTGACAATATCCAAGTCGCTAACGACTACCTTGACGGTTCTGTCGTGTCCAGGTACATGTACTTAATGCGGGAGACATATGACCGCTACGAGTACACGTCTGTGCACAAGTTCCCTACCTCGTCGATCCAGATAGTTTCCTACCGGGAGCTTCGGGTGAAACGAAGGGAACCTGCACAAAGTAATTTCGGTTTCACTCTGCCTCTAAACGGTCTCAGTTTAGGGCAGTCTGCAATCCTAGTTGCTCTTGGTTTGTCCAAGCGGTGATTAGAGATTGTCCACCACTTCTGGATAAATGGGCTCGGGGTTGGAATCCCTTGTCCTACCAGTCGTAATGCTCCACCATCCTTTGGAGGTCAACCAATGTATAACGATCCCCAGTCAGTTACCGTCAATTCTGTAGCAAAATCGATGCCTCGGATTTCGACAGGTGACCAGAAGGCCATCTATCGGAATGCCGATGGGTCCTTTACCATGACTATTTCTCACCAGAAGGTGGGGAATGGTCGGATAAAGTCCCTAGTTCGCATCGATCAGCGTAAAGTCGTCACTGACCCTGTCTCAGCGGTCACTGACTATGATACGCTCACGACTATGATCATTCAGGAACGCCCTGATTACGGGTTTTCCATGGTCGAAGTCGAGCAGCAATGGGCCGCCCATGTGGCGTGGCTCACGACGGGTAACGTTGACAAGCTCTACGGTGGCGAAAGCTAACCGATTGCTCAGTTAACGTTTGGTTGCCGTAAGGCATCTGGGGCACCTGAGGAGGTGTGTTATGCGTTGGCTTGATTGACCACCTCGAGAGAGGGATCATGAAAAGCAACGTAAGTGACCAAATGAGGATGCTGCAACTCCTGTATGAGGATGTATGCAGCATGTGTCCCACGGATGTCTCTGATCTACGTGACGTGATGACAATCAAGTCACGGGTCGAAAAGGAAGGTGTGAGCTTTCTCACACTTACCCTGCCAGCCTTTGGCAAAGCTTTCGAGCAATGCTTAGAGGCTGGTGTCGTGTCCGCATCATGCTTTCCAGGATTCCGGAAACATGGAGCAATCCCTGTTTTCTTGCAAGGTATGCTCGGACAGGTGTTCGATCGAGAGACGGGGTTATTACTAAGGGACTCGTCAGTCCCAGTTTTCGTGTACGCTATAAGGCAGCTTTGCCTTGCGTATAAGAAATTGGAATTGCCCTGTACTTTCGCGAGAAAGGCTAAGGCAATTGATGAGTTCCTCCAAGTCGAGCAAGACCTCTCTACGTTTTCACTACCCTCCGGGCAATTCAGCCTTCTGGCTGGCTTGTTGTGGGGTCGCATGTTACGCGATATACGCGTTGACATGTTGGTTCCACGGCATGGTCCCGGTGCCACCGCAGAACGTATTTCCGGTAACCGGAAATATGTTTGGGTAACGTGGCATGAACGGCTCGAGCGTGTCTTTCCATTCTTAGCTAACGCCTTACCAGCGTCGGCGGCATTGGAGGATGAGTTTGAGAATGTGACGTTCCTGCCTGAAGAGCAAGAACCACCTTCACGGTTGGTTCTCGTTCCAAAGACGTTGAAGTCCCCACGTACCATCGCTGTTGAGCCTGTATGCATGCAATATGCACAGCAGGCCGTTTCTCAATCCTTGGTAAAAGCGATTGAGGAATACTGCGTGACGAAGGGTCAGGTGAATTTCACTGATCAGTCGATCAATCAGCAGTACGCGCTGAGTGCGTCCGAAACAGGTGAATGGGCAACCATTGATCTGTCCAGCGCTAGTGA